TTGCTGCAATTATAGCTGTTGCAATTAAAACATACGGATTTAAGGCTGCAACTGCATTAAATGCTGATTGCGCTGCAACTAAAGCCCACAAAATTCCAACTCCTGTAGCTAAAACTAAAAATACTGTTCCAAATAATCTTATTTTTTCTTTATTTTCTTCTACCCATCTTCTCATTTCTTGAAGCTTTATAGTTAAATCAAAAATGTTTTTTTGAAAATCTTTTAATTTCCTTGCAACTTCTTCGGCAGTCATTCCCATAAATTTAGTTTTATCCGTTGCATCTTGTTGCCTTGTATTAAATCCAAATAAAGCACCTAGAATTGACATTATTACATCACCTAAAGCACTTAGGGCATAAGTTAAATTTAATAACACGCCTTCCCACTCTTTACTGACCGCTTCATTTTCCTGCAAATAATCCTGCCATTGCTTAAATAGATTAAATATCACAACCAATCCAACTGCCAGCAATCCATAAAGAACCAATTTTAACAAACTTACACTTGCAATTGCTTCCTTTATTCCATTTATAAAAGGCCCGACACTTGCTTTCAACTTCTGAAAAACTAATTCTCCTACAACCAACGCTCCTAAAACAGAAACTAATTGCAACAGCCAAGGGGCTTTTTCAGCAACCATTCCTATTGCTTCGGCAATTCCCATAAATAGTCCTGCAACTGGAACTAATAAAGGCTCTAATGAATCAAATACCGCTGCAAACGTGCTTGACATTGTTCCCATTAAAGTTTCAACTGCTCCTGCACTTCCTTGCATCATAAAGTCACTCAATTGCTTAGCTACCCCACTACTATTTTTTATTTCGTTTTGAAGTTTTTTTAAGTCTTCTATACTTCCATTCAATAGCGTATTGGCGGCTCTACCTCCTTGTACTCCGAATATAGCTTTTAATACTCCAGCTTTATCCGCGTTACCCATTTTGTCAGTTACACCTTTTAATCTTTCAACAATCGAAACCATATCTTGTAAATTACCTTTTTCATTTGTAACCTTACCAATTAAATCTTCAAGTTTTCCACGTTTTTTAAAATCTTTCAAACTTTCAAACATTTGATTTAATCCAGTACCTGCTGTTGACCCCGTTAATCCGTTGTCATTCATTTTACCTAACATAGCATAAACGGTTTCAAGTGGTACTCCTAACGCTTTTCCAGACGCTCCAACGTATTTAAATCCTTCAGCCAATCTTGGTAAATCAGCCGCTGTATTTTTTGATGTAACAGCTATCATATCGGTAACTTTTTGGGCCTCTTTCGCAGATAACTGATAAGAGTTCATGTGCATTTTAACCATTTCAAGAGCTGGTGTTATGTCTGAATTGAACGCTTGCGCTAAATTTGCAGCTGCTGGAATTATTTGTTTCATTTCGTCTTTTTTAATTCCTAAAGTTGCTCCTGAATTAATAGCTTGTGCAACATCTAAGTTATTAAATTTTGTATCTCCTCCAACTTTTTTAGTTAGTCGCCTATACTCTTTTAAATCAACACCATATCCGCCTGTTTTGGCAGAAGCGCCACGTAATTCATAATCAGTTTGTCCATATTCCTGCAACGCTTCCATTCCAGCTTGTGTAATAAAACTTCCTGCCTTATACAATGCTCCATCACGAACTTTATTTAAAAGCCCTTTAACTTTTTTCATTGCACTGTCAGCACCTTTAGCCACGTTTCCAAGAGGATTCTTAACCGACTTTCCAACTGCTTCTTTAGCTTTATTCAAATCATCCATTTTCTTTTTAGCTTCTTGTGTTTCTTTTTTTACGTTATCCAATCCACTTTTTACAGTTTTGCCAGTTCCAAGAGTTTTCATCATATCCTGAGCCATTTTCATTTGAGATTTGAGTTTATCCCCTTGTGCCTGCAAGTGCTTTTGCATATGTTGTATCTGCTTATTAAAATTATTTAAACTAACCTTATCTAATGTTTTAGCTAGTTTTTCAGCTTCTTTTTGCATTGATTGTATCCATTGTTTTGCGTTTTTATCTTTAATAACAAACTCTAATTCATAAGTAACTCCTACTCCACTAGCCATTTATCTTCCTTTCTTAATCTTTTTCCGTTCCTTTTCCTTTGCTTTTTGAATTTCTGTATCATAAAAGCACATTTTCAAAAAAGTTTCAAACTCTTTTTCAGAGATTTTATTTTCGTTATATCTTTTTAAAAAAACAAAAGAATTAAAATTTTTAAAATTCTCATTTATTTCTAACTGAAATGCTAAATTTTCAATTTCATTTATATCTTTTAGCATTTCATCTTTATTAAAATATATTTTCCCTTCATGAAAAAATGCTGGATTCCTATTTAAGGAAGGGATTTTTTACCACTTCCGATAAAAATACACCTAATCCAATGATTTCGCTCGATGGAAAATCTTCGATGTTGAATCGTGGTAACAAGTCATCATTATAAAAACAATCAACTATATCACCGAAATCAAGTACTCCTTTTCCAGTTACTGGATCAAAATCCATTTTTGAATATTTTGACGCTTGCTTTGTGGTAGGATATGTGCAAATCACATCCTTTGGTTTTCTGTCCCAGTCAATCAAAGTGTGTTTAAATATCTGTTTTGGTCTTAAGCCACCTTGCTGTTTTATTCTTCTTCTTTCATTTTCGTTCCTTCTTTGCTTTATATCTTCAGCTGTTTCAGCAACTATTTGGGCCTCAGCAGTTTCTACCTCTGATGCTCCTATTGTTTCTTTTTTTTCTTCTTGCTCCAACGGTCCTAGTCCTGCCATTTCTCTTGACATATTAATAGCTTCTTTTTCTGCTTCAGTATATTTTCTCTCTAAATCCATTTTCATCTCCTTATATTTCGCATAAAAGACAACTGAATTTGGTAATATTTTATATTATATTTGCCATATTAGTTGTCTTTTTTCTCCAATTACATTACAAGTTCTCTGCTTTCTGCTTCAAACTCCCACGCTCTTGCTTCAGTTCCACTTTCATTTGCATATTTTAATGCAGCTTTTTTCTTAAACGAAACACCATTATATATATAAGTTTCATTTGTATTTGTATCAGTTATTACCATAAACATTGGAAATAAACCTTTATTTGATTTCCATAATTTATGCAGTCTTTCCATTGTTCTGTGCTCGTTGCTTCCGTAAAGTAAACTTAATGTGATAGATACACTCTCGTCGACTGATACATTAACAACCTTTTGCCCACAACTCGCAATTGTTGAGCTCGAGCTTTCTGTGTTTGGATCATCCTCAAAACCATCTTCATGTCTGCAAGTAATTGCGTAAGGAATACCTGCAGCAGTTAACACAATTTTAACGTTATCCACATTATATTGTTTTGTTGACATTTAATTTACCTCCCTTTATTTATCAAATACAATTTCTCCATCTGTTGTGATTGTTCCTGTTAATGCTAAATTTCTCACACCATTTAGAAAAGTTACTCTTAAATCAAATTTGAACTTACCTTCTCTAATTGATTCTTGTGTTAATTCACTAACCGTTAAATGACCTAATTTTATACTAAACTCATTACCGTTTTTATCTTTTTGCATTATTGTTCCAAAATAACTTCCAGCATTATCAACCATAAACATTCCAGCACTTGCCCCTTGTCTACAACGTTCTCTAATGATTGATTCAATCATTAATCTTCCAATATCATTCAAAGGTATTTTGTCTTTTCTCACCTGGAATATTGTTAAATCTTTTTTTAAACCATCTCTCAACCAAATTTCGATTAATTTCAATTCGATAAATGTTTTATTATCAGAATTAAGTCCATTTACAATATGAAAATAACCTTGAGTTGGTTTAGATAAGTAATTTAATCCAGCGTCCCAAAAAGATTTTTGCTCAGTTTTTGTAAAATTTTCTTGGACAAAACCAGTTATTTGAGTCGAATGAACAATATAACTTCCTAAATCTTTATATCCTATTGTTCCACCAACTAAGGCCCCTGTAAGCCAATTTCCTTTAGCTAAATTTTTAGCTCCTTCGATTACAAACGCAACGTTATTCACATTATTTTCCGTTTGTAATTTTACAGCTTCAGCTGCACTTCCTACTTTTTCATAATCAACAGCTATAAAAAATTGTTTATCCTTATCAGTTTTTGCATAAGATACTATACTGTTAATATATGTTTTCTCAGAAACAATATCCATGTTAGTAATCCAGTTAGTGACTTCAAAAGCGTCCTCATGATCTATATATGTATTCATAAGCTCTGTAAATGTTGCTGCTGTATTATTTCCGTAAACAACTACATTTAACGGTGTATACGCTTGTGAATATGCACTAGCTATTAATTTATAGAAATTATGATTTTCATTTAATCCGCTGATATTTAATTCCAACAAGTCGCCAGGTTCTGTAATAAATGTCGGCGATATTGCAAAATCTTTTGTAAAAAACATCAAACTTCTGACATCAGCATAAAAAGCTCTGTTATTTTCTGATTTAATTTGTACATTATTCAAAGTATTTAAATCATTTCTCTGTATTGCCATTATTCCTCCCTAAAATTTTTATTTATTTTGTGTTCTGCGAAATAACTAAACTGCAAAACTTCCTTGTGGTATCTTCTACCCATAAAATTAAAAGTTGTTTCCTGTATTTTATATACTTTTCTAACTTTCCTTTTATGTTTTCTTTCATCAAAGTAATCATTTGTTGCTTTTGTATTAGCTAAAAATAAATAAAGCATATCGAAATCATTATGTTTTTCTCTTGATTCTAACGTCAAGATAACTTGTATTTCTTCGTCATAACAATATTCATCATCGCCAAAAGGAATTGGATTCCCTGCGTCTTCAATGTATATATTATAAAAAACAATTGGAAATTTGAGTTTTTCATATTGCTCAGCAAGTATCTCGTCCCTTTTATCTTCATTTATGATTTGATTTATACCAAACTTTTTGCAGAACTCTTTTATGTCGTTCACAAGTTCTTTTTTAATTTCGCTTGTCATCTATATTCAGCTCCATTCTCAAAAATTCCCCATAATTTTCCTCGATATTCACAACCCTGTAAATCACATCTTTATGCTTTATTTTTATACCTTCCGATACTTTAAAATTCTGATTATCATCCAAAATATAATATCCCTCTTTTTTATTTGATAAAAAACTTCCGTCCATACTTTGCGGAAATGATGAATTATGTTTAGGTGTCAGTATAGCCATTTTCACCGTCTTTTCTATTTTGTTTTGAAGAGGATTGCCCATTTCGTCAAATTCAATCTCAGAATTTTCTGAATACACAATCACATCATCTGACAATTTTTCTATAACTTTCAAGGTTTTTTTAATAGCTGATTTTGTTTTCCTATCCATTATCCACCACCTCTGCCGACAATTCTCCCCCCGTTAATTTTAGCGGCAATATTGCTCTTAAAATGCCCAGTTTCAATCATCGGATTATTAAATCCTTTTCTCGCGATTGTTACAGGACTATTTGGAGGACTTTTTATCCTTTCAATCATTGATTTATATCTTGTACTAGCTTCAGTTCCAATTTTATTCGTCATTGCTGCAACATCAAAACTTCCGTTTATAATCCTAGCAACTCCTTCTTTAAAATATCTAGCAGCCATCGAATTAAATTGTTCAAAAGCTTTTTGGTTATAATTCCACCCAGGAACTCCACGACTTGAACCACTATCCAATACATTTGATAATCCAAAAGCATCAAATCCACCTTTGACACTATAATTTGTTACTGTCCCCACTTCTATCTTTTGAGGATTCATTGCCAACAACTTCTCCAAATTTTTGTTTTTTGGTTTCTGTTTCACTGTTAGTTTGCAAGGCATCTTTATCACCTAAATTTATAATCTCTATTTTTAATTTTCTTTTTTCTATCTCTTGTTTTGCAATATTTACTCTTCGTTGAGTCAAATTTAATTCATTGTCACCAACGTTTAAAAGTATATGATTCAACTCAACAAGTAGTATTTCTTCTTTTTCTTTATTTTTAAAATTAAACATTTTAACTCCTTTAAAATATTGATATAGTTACGCTTTCATTTTCTTCAACATCAAGAGTTTTCAATAATTGCTGATACATCCTAAGATAAGGATTATTTCCATTTGATTCTTCAATAACAATATTTGAAATTTGGACTTTCGTAAAATCAAAATCATTTAACGAAGTTAATAAATAACCAAATAGAAATATTTTGAGCAGCTTTTCTCTCTCTGTACTGTGCTTTTCTTCAGCAACTTCATAAAATTGCTCAACCACTTGTAAATCATAATCAGAAGTTTCAGGAATATACTTTTTTAGCTCTTCCAAAAGTTCTTCAGACATTATTCTTCAACTCTTCTTTTTACAAGTTTACCTTCTTTTAAAACCTCAAACTCTGATTCTGACAATTCTATTTTCTCACCTGTTTCATACCTAACATCATTGTATCTTAAAGGCGTTAAAGCTATCGCAACAACAATAACTTTCGTGTCATTCTTTTTGTCTTCTTTTGCCATTTGATTCACCTACCCTACTGTTGCTATAAACATGCTATCCATAATAGATGGATTTGGAGCTACCAAGTCCTCAATGACTACATTCACATTATTTACAACTCCAGCTGATTTTGATTCTGCTACAACCTCAACAGTCGAAAATGTTCCAGCAATATCAACCACTTCTCTGTCTCCTAACATTCCAAACAATTCATCAGTTTTTGTCGGAGTAGGCCCGTATTCCATTACTCCTAATTGACCATTTGGAATTAATGTTACTACATTATCAGGAAATACATTTCTTGTTGTTTTCCCAACTTTTATTTTTTCATTCCAAACTAATATAGTCATCCCAATTACTTCTTCAATTGTTGCTTTAACTAACGCTGGAGTAACTGTAACAATTGTATTTTTAAATAATGCCTTTACTGTATCGTGTTTTTTCAACAGATTGAAAGTGGCTTTTGACATCAAAGCAATTTCAACTGTTCCACCATCTTCTTCAGCAATTTCTTTCCATCTCTCTAAATCTTCAAGCGGTTTAGCAGTTGCTGCACTCCAAATATTAGTTCCAGCCAATGTTTCTTTATATTTATCAGCTAATTTATAATTAATCGTTTGACCGCCACCATTTTCGTTTGGAAATGTAACTTTTGCTGTTGATAAAAATTGAGCTGCTGCATAAGAAGCAATTGCTCGAGGACTTGCCAAAAATCCTTTTGCTCCTGCAAACTTATCAAAAATTTGTTTTGAATAGTTATCAATTACCGTTTGATTCCCAGTGTTTAAAATTTCCAGCAACTCTTTTCTACGCTTTTCATCTAATGTCATGGCTTCTCTGAAAAATTGTTTGTCCCCTTTAGTTACTGTTTTTAAATCCCAGTCCCTAAACATTACATCTGCATCTAACTGACTGCTTTGCAATACTTCAACTGTTCCACCGTCTAAACTCACAAAAACATTTATATCAAAATTATTTGAGAACCCAGCTGGAAACATTGCTTCTGCTAAAGTAGTGCCCTTCACTCCCGCATAATACTTATTTAAACTTTTCGCATTTAATAAATCCGTTAAACTTATTGCCATTTCAACCTCCTATTTTCTATCCTTATAAATATAAGTCACACCTTCTGGTAATTCCGCTTTTGTTATTGTGACTGGTGCAGTGTATTCTTTCCCTACCTCGATTAATTTATTCAAATAAGCCACACCTTCGATTGCAACTGTCGCTTGTTCATTGTCGTTGTAGTATTTAAATTCAACATCATGGACTAACACACCATCGGCTCTAGTACCAGTTCCACTCGGTATTACAAAGGCCCCTGTTTCTCTTAAATCTTCACCATTTTTTGCTTTAACCAAAGCTCCAGCTAACAAATATTCTTTGTTTGTATTTTTATCTTTGTAAATATAGTTAGCAAAATCAGATTTTAATATTTTAATTTGCACATTTAACTTTTCCTTGTGCATCACCGTTCTTTTTAACATCCCAACCTCCTAAAATTTTGTAAGATCTGTTTCGTTGTTTTTATTTTTTTCAATCATCCTATCAACAAAATCTTTTTCATCTTTTTTCTTATCTTTCGAATTAAATCCTCCGTTCGTTATAGAGTTTTTTTTCAAAAATTCTGTTGTAAATTCTTTTTCTTTTGCTGCTACATCTTTAACAGCTGTTTCTAATTTCTCAATTGTCATATCTGATGTAATTTGTACTAAATCAGCAAACTGTGGACTAATTTTCAATTGCGCAACTAACTCGCTTTTTTTAGTTAATAATGTCGTTAAATTCAATTGTTTTTTAGCTTCAGCAAGTTCTTGTTCTAATTTTTTTTTTTCCATTTTTGCTAGTTCCTCAGCACTTTTCCCGTTTTTTTGATAATCTTCAATTTGCTTATTTGCATGACCTAATTGTGATTTCAAAGAATTGATTTCTTTATTAGCATCATTTGTTATCTTTTCAATTTGGGCCTTTAAATTTTCTATTGTTTCATTAGCTTCACCATTTGATTGTGTCCCATTATTTTCACCAGTATCACCTGCTCCTGCACCACCTGTTGTTTCTGTTGTAGTGTCATAATTTAATTTCATTCTTTTTAACAAATCCTGTCCTAAAAACATTTTTCACTCCTTTAGATTATTTGTTCTAACTCATAAATGATTTAGAATATTGATACTCTATAAAATTTTTGAGATTTGACATCAAATAACTCATAAATGATTTATAATACTTCAACTCTCAAGAATTTTGATTTATGTCATTAATTTCCTCTTGCGAATCAGGGAAATAAACAGTAGCCCAACATCTGCAACCTGGCTCTTCCCCAGGGATTATCTCAGCATTATCCCAGTTATAAATTTTTCCATCTCTTGCTTCGTGCGTTGGTCTAACTCTTTCATCTCCCATTGTATTCCATTCAAAATATTCGCTTTCTCCAGCAATTATTTCTTTTAAAAAATCTTTATAGTAATTTCCGAGCATGTTTCTTGCTCTAAATTTCGCATTATTTTTTAATATATCCTTTAGATTTGATTTTTGTTTATTGTTTTCAACATAATTGTTTAAATTATTCTGCCATTCTTTAATTTCTTTTATTTGTTTTTT